CCAACCCACCAAACACCACTGTATGAGCCTATAAAAAACAATGACTTACAGCTGTATTTCAGTAAAGTCCAGCGGCTCGCCCATCAGCCGCTCCATCATCGCCTCGATTGCCGGCGAATCGCACGGCTCGCCAGCGATGACCACCAGCTGCGGCAGCCGGTCCTTGTGCTCCTGGTGAACGGTCAGGACGTGGCCACCGCCGCCGGGCGTGATGGAGTGGATATCGAAGTCCATCACCGGTGCTCGAGATACCGGCTGGCGCCGAACACGCGCACCGCGGCGACCATGGCTACCCGGCGCCAGGATGGCACGCCACACGCGGTCAGCGCCTCGCCGTAGACCTGGTCGGCCAACTCGCGCGGCACCAGGCCTTTTTCGTAGAGGAAGTCGTGAATGACGGCCGCCTCGTCGCCGATGCCGCCAAACAGCCAATACGTGAGGGGCGCGCGCGGCACGCTGGCGAAGTCGGTCACGAACCCTTCCGGCACGGTGACGCGCAGGTTCAGCAGGAAGGAGTCGAACACCAGCGGCGCGAGCAGGATACGATCACACGTGGCCAGGTCGACGCGCTCCGTGCGCAGGGTGGACAGGAAGCGCGGGCTATTTGACATCGCGCACCTCGTCGCCGGTGTAGGTGCCGGTACACTTCATGGCCAGATTCGAGCAGCCGGGCAGGGCCAGGAGCAGGACGAGCAACAGGATGCGTTTCATTTGCGGCCTTTCGGGCGGTAGTCAGGTGGGAGGGAATTGGCGTGCATGATCAGGAACGCTTTGACCGTGGCCAACGCGCCGGCAAGGGCGCCGATGGCAGCGCACACTGCGTGGCTGATCGCGATCAGGGGGTAGTCGTACCAGCTCATGGGATGCCCTTCATGAACAATTGGAATTCAGCCGCGCGCCGCCGCACCAGCCCAGGCAGACGCTTGCCGCCGCCATTCACCCACAGGGGGAGTTGGCAGGCAGCCTTCTTGTACTCGCGCTTGTTGAGCAGGATCAGCATCGTGGACTCGGCCAGTCGGCGCGTGCCCAGGTTGTAGGTGAACGAGCACAGGGCGTCGAACTGGCCCTGGTCGAGCGGGACGGTCACCAGCGTGCGTACGGCGCGCGCGGCCGGCTCGATGTCTTCGATGCACCAGGCGTCGGCCTGCGCTGGCGTGCAGGTGTCGCCCAGCTTGACGCCCTTGGTACGGCCGTAGCCGATCGTGGGGATGCCAGCCGGGCAGATGTAGGCCTTGAGCCGCAGGCCCTCGAATTCTTTGATCAGCGCAAAGCACTGTTCGGACGGTTTCATGATCAGGCTTTCAGGTGAGAGACGACCCACGTTGCGGCGCTGCCCAGCGTGCCAGCGGCGCCGCCGATCAGCATCAAAGTGCGCCAGCCGCCGCGCGCCTGCGCGAGCTGCTCGAGCACGCGGTCCAGCTTTGCCGACTGCGATGCGTTGGTGCTGCGGAGGTCAGCGACTGCGACCTTGAGGTGAGCAACTTCGACAGCGAGTGCCGCAAGTTGAATTGCATTGGCTTGCGCCGTGAGACTGGCTTCCATAGGAGCCTTTCGGAAATAAAAAAAGCCACCCGAAGGTGGCCGTATAATTGGCAGAACTACATGGGGATCACATGGACGACAACGTTTTGCGCGCCGCCGCCTCTGCTGCTGGTGTTACTTTTTACTCCCTCCTATTCGCGCATTTGAAGGCCCAGTTGCGTAAATCCAGGGATCGCCACGGGTGCGACCTTCCGGAGCGAATTGGCCGCTCCTTGGGCCGCCTGTGGGCGAGAGGCGACCGCTGCTACCAGCGCGCGCTGCGCCGGTGACATGTAGGCCGCGCCGCCGGCCAGCAGGCTGATCGGGATGGCGGGGTTCACGACGCCCGAACCCAGCGCGCCAGCACCCATCCACATGCGGTCTGCGGTGCCGCTGTTCGGCACCTTGCCAGTCAGGACGGTTCGACCAGCATCGCCCAGATCCTGACCCATCGCCGAGCCGCGCGCGAATGCGCCCTTGTCCTTCGACTTGTCCAGCGCGCGAACTGCGTTCTGGAACTGCGCCACGCTGAACCCGCCGTCTTCGGCGCCCAGCTTGCCCGCTGCGTTCTGCACGCGCTTGAAGTTGGCCCAGCCGGTGTTGACGGCTTTCAGTTCGTCAGCCGCATCACCAGCCTGGCGTTGCAGCAGACCGCGCAGCTCGTCCTGCAATTGGCGCACCGCCGGGGCCAGCCGGCCCTCGTAGATGTCCTGCGAGCCGCCCAGCTTGCGCGCGTCGGCGCCGAGCTGACTTTCCACGCGCTTGAAGCCCTCCGACGTCAGGATGCCGTATTCATCGAACGCGCCGTTCATGTCATTGAGCACCATCTGGAATTTCTGCTTGGCCGTGTCCGACAGTACGTCGCGGTCGACCATATACTGCAGGCGCGCCACCTTCGTGGTGAACTGATTGTCGATCGGCACGCCGCCGATCTTGCCCAGCACGCTGTCGTAGCGCTCGCGCAGCGCGTTCTCGGTGTAGACGATGGCGTCGCGGCCAGACTGGCCCGCCGGCAGCTTCTCGCCGATCGGCTTGAGCGCGCGATTGAATGCCGCGCCCTGGAACTGCTCATTGGCCCGGTTGCGCGCGCCGCTGATCGCATCACCCATGATCGGGACGCTCTGCAGCTTTTCCTCCACGCGGCCGGCCATGCCACCCAGCGCCTGGCCGATCGTCGGCGTGACGCCTTCCTTGCGCAGCAGCTGCAGGTTCGTGTTGCGCGACGCGTTCGGGCTCACGACACGCGCCAGGCCAGCACCGAGAGCAGGCAGCGCACCACCCGTTGCGGCGCCAGTGGCAATCTGCTGGCCCTTCTCGCTCCAGAAGTCACCGCTTGCGACAGGCGCCATTGCCGCTGATGCCGCGCCGCTGGCCACGCCGACGCCGATCCGGCCAGCCAGCGATGCCGCCGCCGGCGCGCGCGTAGCCAGCGCAGCATTGGCCGGCGACAGCACGTTGCCGAGCAGGCGGTAGCCGTCGATGCCGCTTTCGCCGCCCGCCGTGCGCTGGCCCGCGTACTGGGCTTCACGCTCGCGCACCTGCTGATCGACGCCGCCGGCCGGCAGCCGTGCCACCATCCCGGTCTTGTCGGCGAGCCAGTTGTTCGCCTGGTTGCCGGCTTCGACCAAACCTTTCGGCAGGACGTTCGTCAGCATCTGCGCGCCGCCGTGGATCGGGTCCATCATGCCGAACTTGATCTTGTCCAGCGTGCTCAACCCTTTCGGCTTCGGCCCTGCTGGCGCGGCAGCCGCTGCCGGTGCTGCTGGTGACGCGGCGGGCGCGCCACCTTGCCCGCCCATCTGCGCAGCCATCATCTGCTGCGCCTGCTCGGGCGTGGTCCCTTCTGGCACCTCGAACCGGGCAACCCGGCCATCTGGCATTGCAAAGCGTGCGATAGGCATTATTCAAACCCCAGGAATTTGGCGCCACCGGCATTGTTGCCGGCCGGCGCCGCAGTGTTGGCTTCATACTTCTGGTACAGCGACTTCAAAGCACCGAGAGCTGCCTTTTTCGTCACGTTTGGCACGGTTGGATCGCCGATCTGCGCGGCCATCTGGCGGTACAGTGCGACGTCCATGTTCGACTGCGGCCCTTCCATGCGCGGTTGGGCCATCATGATGTTGCCCTCCAGGACGCGGAGCTGCGCGATGCTTTGCGCACCAGCCGTCGCCGCGCCGAACACGCGCGCGGTCTGGTCGATCCCGGCGCCGCCATACGAGCCGGTCGCGGTTTCGATCAGCCCCTCGGCCTTGTTGATGAGCGGCAGCAGGCTTTTCCCCGCTGCCGCCTTCTTCGCCGCCGTCTCACCCTGCACAGCTTCGCCGTTCATCATCACCGGGCGCGCCTGGCCCGTACCCTTGTCGACCAGCATCGGGCCGAGCGTCGGGTCGTTGATCAGTTGCGTGCGCTGGCCCATGCGGTTGACGTTGTTGGCCTCGCGCGCGCGGGCGTCTTGCCGGAGGCTGTTCTCGCGCTGCGTCTGCGCCGACAGGGCGGCGTCGGGCGACACGCTGTTTGCCATCGAGCGCACCGTCGCACCCGTGTATGGGTTCAGCATCTCCGTCGATCCGCCCCGGTTCACCGAGTCGAGCTTTTCAGCCACCTCGAGCGGGACCGGCGCGCCGCTAGTGCCATCCTCGAAGAACGGCGCGAACATGGCCTTGCCGTTGCTCAGCACCTTCTCCCAGCCCTTCACCTTCGGCTGCAGCTTGAGCGCCGATTCCTCGGCGATGTCAGCCAAATCAGGGCGGCCGTTGTCCCGCATGTACTGCGCATACTGCAGCCGCTCCTGTACCACCTCGTTGCGGTTCGTGGCTGATGGTGCGACCGGCGCCGCGCCTGATGGCTGCATCTGCTCGCCTGGCGCGCTCACAGCCGGCGCCTGGCCGTTGAGTAGGCCCTGGAACATCGCCGCACCTGAGCGGTCCTGCGGCGCCTGTGCGGCCTGCTGTGGCTGCTGCTGGACGCCACGGGTGGCTCGGTATGAATTCGCCAGGGTCTGCGCTTCCTGCGCGCGCTGGCGTGCCAGCTCCTGCGCAGCCAGGTCGCTCTCGGCATTCTTGATCTGCAAGCCGCGCATCTGGCCGATTTGACCTTGTTCGCGCGCGCGCTGCTCCGTCTGCTGATAGGCCTCAAGCCCGCCGCCCAGGATCTGCCCCAGGCCGGTAGGCTTGAACGATGGACCCGACGACTGCAGAATCTGCGCGGCCGCGGCGAGCATGCCCTGTGATTTCGGGTCGCTGCCGAACATATCGAAAAACCCTGCCATATTGTGTCCTTAGAAGAAAGAGCCGCTGCCGAACAGGCCGCCGCCAGATTTGCCGATGCCGAACAGGTCGGTCGCGCTGCCTGCGGTGCTGGTGTTGCCGCCACCGCCGAAGATTCCGGCCAGTTGACCGCCCAGCATTGCGCCGCCCACCGCCGTGCCGGTTGCGCTGTTGTACAGCGGCTGCGTGCTGGTCGACGAGCTGTTTGCGCCCAGGTACGGCGCCAAGAGAGAGTTTACGCCCTGCGCCTGCTGCAGCTTCCACTGATCGTTCGCGTTGACCTGGCCCGATGCTTGCCCGGAGAGGCCCGCGAGCATCCCGGCGCCGCCCAGCAGCTGCCCGTTGTTCTGCGCGTTGGTGGACAGCTGCGATTGCTGGTTGGCCAGCCCGGTCTGCTGCGCGAGGCCAGCGTTGAACTGGTTGTTGTTCTGGCCCATGTTCGCATTGAACTGGCCCGTCTGCTGCGCGAGGCCGGCGTTGAATTGCCCGTTCTGCTGCGCCATACCCGCATTGGTCTTTGAGGCGTCGAACAGATTGCCCACGTTCGTCATCTCGGCCTGCTGCGCGTTGGCCGCGTTCTGCTGCGCCACGCCGTACTGCTGCGCGCCCAGGCCCTGCGTCGCGGACAATTGGCGGTCGCGGTCGGTGTTGTACGCGCCGGCCTGCGCTGCCACGGCCGCATCGGTGTTGTTCTGGCCGAACTGCGACGCCGCGCGCGACAGGTTGGTGTTCATGCTGTCGATCGCCTTACCCTCGGCGATGCCCTGGCGCGAGCCGCCGAATTGGCCGGACAACACCGAGTTGCCGCGAATGCTGCCCAGCACGTCCTGCGTCGCGGCCTTGGCATCGGTCACCATGCCGTTGAACGCGTTTTGCGACTGGTTGATTCCCTTCTGCACCGCGCCCGTCAGGTAGGGGTTTGCGCCGGGCGCGCCGTTAATCAGGCTGTCGTACGAGCCAGACAGGTTCATGCCGTTCTGTGCCGGCGCCTGCACCTGTGCGCCGACCGCGTAGGCTGGCAGGCTGGCCATGGCGCCGCCGGCTTGCGCAGCCATGGTTGGCTGCATGCCCGCCGATTGCGCGCCCTGCGACATGGGCGCCTGGTTGCCCTGCATCGCCTGCATGGCTGCATTGCGAACCGCGTTCATGTCGCCCGCGCCGTTGTTGTTCAGGTAGTCGGCATTCGCGTTGGCGTAGCCGGTGGCAGCAGCCGAGCGCGGATCATTAAGCATCCCCTGGTACTGCGACAGCAGGCCAGTCTGCCCGCCGCCGCCGAATAGCATCTGCTCCATGCGCGGGTCCATCTTCTGTTGCTGCGTGGTCGTGCTCGACTTCGGCTGGCCGCTGCTGCTGACCATGCCGCCGAGCGCGCCACCGATGGCGCCGCCAACTGGGCCGCCCAGGAACGTGCCGGCGATAGGTGCGGCGATGCCGACGAGGTCTTTCAAAAAGCCCATGATGTTGTCCTTTGGATAGTGTGTTTGATCGGGGTCAGCCGAGGAAGTGCCAGGTGCCGGCGCCGAAGCGATACAGACCCGCGCCGCTGCCGGGATTCCAACTCACCCCGTCAGCATTTCGGTACATTCCTTCGCGCGGCTTGAGCGGCGCCGCGTAGACGACCGGCGCGAAGCCCTCGGCCACGGCATCGATCGCCGCTTTCAGCTTCGGCAGTTCTTCCCGCAGGAAGCGCTGCATCGATGCGGGGTCGGCCGGCGGATCGGCCGGCTGGTAGCTCGTCATGTTGCTGTTGGTCGGTCGCATCTACATCTCCCCGGCGTCATCTACAAGAAGTGCGTAGCCGTCCAATTTCCAGCTGAACGCCGTGCCAGTCTCAAACCGGATCGCCAGGTATCGGCCGGAAATGAACCGGTCCAGCTTCACCGTGCTGCCGATCGTGAACGTCATCGGCGCGGCCCAGGTCGGCTCGTCGTCGGGGCCGTTGGCGGAACCCAGGCGCACGATCACGGTCCCGCCGCGGTTGCCGGTGATGCGCGGCCGCACGCCGGAAATGATCTTGATGCGCTCGGGCGCGTCGAACGCCAGGCCGCGCCGCTCCAGGTAGGCGTCTGGCAGCTTGCCGTCGAAGCTGCTCGATGCGTCCAGCAGAAACAGCTTGGTGTCGGCGCTGCCCATCATCACGCGCGCGGTGTCTGGCGTGTAGTCGGGCCCGTTCCAGGCGGTCAGGTCCGTATCCCACGGCGCATCGTCCTGGTTCCAGTTGCCGGCCAGCGAGTTGTCCACTGGGCCGTAGGCTGCGTAGGTCACGTTCGGCAGGCTGCGGAAGCTGACCGTGCCGTCGACATAGTTGTAGACCAGCGCCGTGTCGCACCAGACTGCGCCGATCGAGGGGTAGCAGACGAAGATTTCGTTCAGGAACGGGTTTTTGAACACGAACACCTTGGCCTTGTTGGCCACGTCGATGCTCTGGAAGAAGAAGCGGCGCGCCTTCTTGTCGAGCACCGAGCGGGCCGAGAACCCGTCGTGGATCACGATGTCGCTGCCGGTCACCGCGAAGTGCATGTTCTGCATCCCGGTGTCGAAATCCACCGCGCAATTCATGTTCAGCAGGCCGCTCATGCCCGACACCTTGCGCGACTTGAGGATGAACGCGCCGCCGATGTAATCCAGCGCCCAGGTGCTCGACTCCTTGTAGATGATGAAGCTGTCTTTCAGGCCCAGGCCGTCGATGATCGGGTCTTGGCCCTCTGCCAGATCAAACTGGCCGGCGTCCTGCACCTGGTTCGTCTCGTCCCACGTCGTCGGCAGGCTGCCCGGGTCCGCGAGGTTCGACCACTTCACCAGGAACGGGTTGGGCACGCCGGCGCGCACCACGTTCAGCGCGATCATGAGGTTCTTGTATTGGCGCAGCACCTTGCACGACGTGTTGCTCGGCCAGGCTGGCAGGTCGACAAACTTGTGCGTCAGGTTCGTGTCCCAGTACATCGGCGCCTTGCCGTCGCCAGCGTTGAGCACCGGGATGCCGCCGAACACGAAGCCGGACCAGGCATTGACCTGGCCGACCCGCGCTGTGGCATGCGTGATGTCAGTGTGCACCGACGCGCCCGAGGCATTCGACACGGCGTATTGCTTGCCGGCCGAGGTGTACAGCCAGTACCGCAGGCCGGCCACGTTCGCCTGCAGCAGGTACTGCGGCGGCTCGGGTGGCGTGAGATACACCTGGCCATGCCCGAGGAACTGCAGCGCGGCGCCATCCAGGAACCGGATATTGCGCGCGTCGGACCACGCGCCAGGCGGGAGTTCAGCCGGCGAGATGTCGCGCACCACGCCGAGCGCGCCGGCCTGGTCAAACTTGATCGATTGTGGCATGAGGCCTCACACGTAATAGCTGATGGTCACCGAGCCGCCGGTTGGGACCGCGATGTTGTAGCTCGCACCGGGCGTCACGGCCACGTTGGTGAACACGGTCGGCGTCTGCGCCACGTTGCCGGTGCTGCCGGGGAAGGTCTTACCGACGCCAGTAGCGGAAGCGCCGGTCGTGGCGGGATTATTGAAGTTGTAGCTGTTGTCAATAAAGTTGTAGTAGCAGATCTGACCGGCTGAATAAATCCCACCTGTGATTGGGACTGGCGGGTCGCAATAGTCATTGGATGGCGCGACTCCGTATACCTGGTAATTGAATCTCTGCCCGGTCACCTCAAAGCCGCCGTCGCTACGTCGAATCCCGTAATAGGTTTCGTTGCGAGTGTATTGGGTGACCCGACCCGATGAGCCGTTGACGCCGCGCGCGCCGAAGCCGCTCATGTTGACCGCGTTCACGCTCGCCGGCACCACCAGCACGCCATTGGCCGTGAAAGGCACCGACACCAGCTGCGGGCGCCGGCCAGTGATCAGGGCGAACAGCCACGGCTTCATGCTGCCTTCCCGTACACGGTGCCGTCACCGTACGAGAACAGCACGACGCGCCCGCGCCCGGCAGCCGGCAGGGTGATGCCCGAGGCGCCGAAGTTGGTCGTCTCGGTGCCGTCGCTCTTGATCCACGTGATGCCCGTCGTGGTCAGCGCGATCGTGCCGTAGTTGGTCAGTTCGAGCAGGACACCGGCCAGGCGGCCAGCAGGGAAGCCGGTAGCGGTCAGCGTGTGTGCACCGGTGGCCTTCGCCTTCTGGCCGTCGCCCTTCGTGTAGTCGATGACCAGCGTGCCGGTTGCGATGTCTCCGTTGTTGAACACCGGGTCGCCGCGGCCGTCCAGGCTGACCCAGGCGCCCACGCTGCCAGTCGAGGCGAACACCTTGCCAGCGTTCAGTGGATCGGCCACGCCCGGCACAGTGCCTAAAATGACCAGCTGGTCGACGTAGTTCTGCGTCACGTTGTCGAGGCGGAAGCGCGTGCCGTCGTAGAACGCGGTGTAGAAGCGGCCAGCGGTGATGTCGCCGGCCACCAGCGGCACGCCCGCGACGCTCACGACTTCCTTGGCGCCCAGGCCCGAGATATTCAGCGTGGTCGCGCCCGTGTTCGACACGGTCGGCACGAATACGGCCAGCATCTTGGCGTTGTACGCGGTGAGCGGCTGCGCGGGCGTCAGCGTGTAGGCGTTGACCGCGCCGCCGTCGGTGCCGGTGACCAGGATCGCGCCCAGGAAGCCCGCAAAGCTCTGGCGCAGGCCCTTCTTGATGTTGCGAACGTGGTCATCGCCTTCCGATTTAGGCTCGGCGCCGGTGGGCGTCAGCGGGTTCAGGTCGCCAACGTATGCGACAGTTTCAACAGCCATGGTGTGTCCTTATTGGGTCAGGTTGGGGCGCGCAGGGCCATCGTGCCGACGCTTTCCCAGTCGTCGTTATCGAGCGCGGCAATGGCAACGGCGTATTTCGCCTCCCACGCCTGCAGGTTCGGCAGGTCGCGGATATGAGTCAGCGCCTCGCACATGGTTGCTGCGAGGTAGGCTTCGGGGTGCTGCTCGATCAGCCAGTTGGTGCCGGCCGAGTCAGCCAGCGCAGGCACGGTCGAGCGCACCATCGCCGACAGCGTGACCGCCTCGCCCGGCTTCGGCCCGACGTACAGCGAGTTGCCGATCTGCGTGTAGTGCACCGGCATCCCGCCGGCGGTCCCGCGCGCGTACTCGGTGTTGAACTGCGCCGGGCTGAGGTACCCGAGCGGCCCGCCGCCCGACACCGCTAGCGTCTTGATCGACAGGATCGACAGCGGCAGGGTGATCGACTGGCCGCCTTCCGGCACGGTCAGGGTGACCATAGCCTCCTGCAACTGCGCGCGCAGGTCGCCGTTGATGCGGTTCTCGGCGAGCATGACGAAATCCGCCATGAACTCGCCCAGGTCGGTGCGGTGAAGCCAGCGCGGCACCGCGGCAAGCAGCCAGTCGTAATCGCGGCTCGCGTTGGTGCCGACAGTGGTAACGATGATGGTCATGGGAGTTCCTGGTTACACGTATCGGCGGACGATGACGACATACGAAAGCGATACGGCATCCAGTGCCGTGCTACTCGTGTTCGTCGCCTTCAGGGTCACGGTGTTTGCCCCTGTTGCCGTCCCGAATAGGCGCAATGCAGACAGCGTTCCATTCGTGGTGGTGATGTAGACATCAACAAGATCGCCGATGGCGGCGCCGGGAACAGTGAGCCCTGCCAAATCGACGGTTGCATTCGCAGCGATCGACGGCGGGTCGATGGTGCCGCGATAGATGAGTTCGCGAGTTTGTACGGCCCCGCCTCCGATTTGAACGCCTGCTGGTGCGTTGATGATCCCGGCAGAGTCAACCGTAAAGAGCACCGCCCCCGTCTCGTCCTTGATTTGCCAAAGCTCAGTTGCTGGATCGTAGGCAAGCACTCGCCGGTTGCTAGGTTTTCCTTGGAAGATGTTTCCAGTGCCCCACTGGACCGCATAGAAAAGGTCGGCGATATTTCGTGATGTCGCTGCGGTAGCTGCGTACAAAAACGAGTTTGCGCCCTCATAAGCCCCGTCGCCAGAAACCGTATTCCCCGCGTGATATGCAGAGAACCACGCGCCTTTCCGTGTTTCGACCCACTGCCCATAACCGCCGCCGCTACTGAGGCCATTATTAGACTCAGCAAAAGCAGGGATATTGTGAAGCGCTGAAACCACGGCGCCCGTCGCGTCAACGATTGCAGACCGCATTTCAATCGGGGTAATGCCGCCCGTGTCGCCAGCGCCGCCGGTCCGCACTTTTTGTACGTCCATCAGAACAGCCGCGACATCGCCCTTGCGTCCTTGACGTGCGGCAATTACGAGCGTATCGAGTTCACCGTCGACCGTCGATGTGAGGTAGTCCGTTTTGTCAATGCTCACCAAAAGCGCATAATCTTTTGCCGCAGGGCCGAAAGCACCACTCCCTACGGTGTGCCGAGAAATCGCCATAGTCCCCAGCGAAACCCCCGGATGACTGGCGGTTGCCGACGAAGCGAAAGACGTTTTTGCAGCATGTCCGCCATACCAGGTGAGCGGGTTCTGCTCCGGGGGCCCAATGCCTTTATCGCTTCGGCTCGACAGTTCGAAGTGTTTTTGGTTGAGCGCCTGCTCGATGGTCATCGGCGCTTCGCCTTGGCCTTCCGGCTGGAAGCCGACCCGGCTTGCAGCGCTTGGCAATGCTGCCTGCGCCTGCGTGAACGGCTGCGCATCATCGGGGTCGTAAAGGTCGATCGGGCGCTCGTACGTCTGGATTTGCGGACCGGAGAAGGTCAGCACGTAGTCGCCATTTGCCGCATAGAACCCGAAGCGCCCGTTGGCATCCGTGGTCATCGGGTTGCCCTGCGTCGTCGCGCCGTTGTCGCTATAGATTGTCGCCAGCAGGCCCTGCGCCGTCTTGACGGTCACGGACACGCCCAGCAGCGGCTGCAGCGAGCCATTCACGCGCGAGGCGAGGTTTTCTTCGAAGTTCTGCATCTGGTTGTCCTTAGACTGAGGCTTTGTCGATGACGAAATACGCGTGGTCAGGGTCGGCCAGGAAGCGGGTGAACAGTCGGTCGTCCTGCATCACGTCCTGGAAGCACTTGCCGAAGCGGCGGGCCCACGCGTCAATCACCGTGACCGGGATCGATGCCACGTGGCGGTCGCCCATGCCGGTGCGCGTGCGGCCGGCGTTGTGCAGCGCCTTGGCGCGCTCCAGCTCCCGCGTGACGTTGGCAACGGTTTCGATCGCCTGCTTGCCGTCCTGCTCGTCGTGCAGGAACGTGGTCGTCGCGCCGTTGATGGAGAGAATTCGTTTAGCCATGAAAAAAGCCACCCAATTGCTTGGGTGGCTCCGTTGTTACTGCGGTGGAAGGATTACGACAGGTCGCGGATCGCGGCGCTGGCGGCCTCGTTCTTGCTCTTGAGGGTCCATTCCGTGTTGATCATGCGCTTCTTGCTGTCGCCGGTCTTGGCCAGGTCCTCGCCCTTCATCGGGCGCAGGGTCATCAGCGACCACATTTCCGGATCGAGCAGGAAGATGTCGCGCGAACGCTGGTAGCGGCTGTTGATGATCGAGTAGCGGCCGAAGTCACCGACGTAGACCTCGACAGTCGCATTCAGCGTCTTGTCTTCGGTCTTGTCGAACTTGGTGGCGCCGCCGGTGAAGGCCGACACCGCGCCGCGCTGCGCCGATGGCACGAACAGCAGGGTAGGGTTGCCGCCCTGGTCCCAGGCCAGCTTGGCCACGTCCTTGAGCATCTGCTCGGTGATCGCGCGCAGGGTGCCATCGGTCGGCGCCACGTTCGTGATCGGGTTCGGAGCAACGCCGGTGGCACCCAGGCTGTTGTTGGTCTGAATCCAGCCCGCCACGCCGCGCGCCTGGCCGGCAACGCCGGTTGCAGCAGCGATTGCCGTGGTGTTCTGCAGCGCAGCGAATTCGATGTCGCGCTTGAGCTCGACCATCTTCTTCGCGTCCTGGTAGGCGATTTCCGACTTGCGGCCGGCCTTCGACACTGCTTCCTGCGAGCCGGTGACCGCGTAGGTCTTTTCCGAGATCTGCATCCGGTTGCCGACGCGCACGGTCGGGGCGATCGCCGAGAACGTGGCCTCGTTACCCTGCTCGACCTTGTTGTTCGCGGCGGCAGCCAGCACGTCGGTCTGCCATTCCTCGTACTGGGCCGAGGCCTTTTCCTTGCCGATGGACGACAGGAACGGCGTTTCTTCCGGGTTGATGTTGAAGATCTCGTTGGCGAGCGATTCACGCAGGCCGACGGCGTTGAAGGTTGCCATTGCGTTGGCGAGTTGTGCCATGATTTATTTCCTTAGTTTGCGTTTGCTTTTTCGAGGAGCTTGGCGAAATTGCCAAGCGACTTGTTCTTGCGGTATGCGTTGAGGTCCTGCTCGACACCGGTTGGCGCGGCAGTGGTCGAAGCCTTTGCCGGCTTGATCGGAGCAGCCTTGACCTTGTTGACCGCGCCCGGCGCCTTCGCTTGCAGCGCTTTCAGCTGCATCGCGTCGTGCACCAGACGGACGAAGCGCGGGTCTGCGATGGCCGCGAGCTCGTCGCCCGTGTAGCCATAGTCCTGCGCCGTTTTGTTCATCTTGCCGACTAGTTCCGGACCGAAGTTCGGGATCTGGGTCTGCAGATCCGCAACCATGCGCTGCTGGGCCTGCTGCAGTTGCGCCTGCGTTTCCGCCTGACGTTGCTGGTCGAGCTGCTGCACGCGGGCGGTCACGCCGGTGCGGCTCTCTTTCAGCGAATTCAGGTGGTTCATCGCGTCGAAGTAGCTGACCGGGTCGCCGTGCTTGTCCATCATCGGGATGGCTTGCTCCAGCGCTGCGATCTGCGAGTTCGTTGCGTGCAGTACGCCCAGGTCTTGCGCGTACGTCTGCGCTGCCTGGAACTGCTGTTGGATGTGCTGGACGGTCTGTTCCCGCTCCTGCGCGAACGTCTGCGTCTTGTGGCGGTAGTCCTGCTCGCGCATGTAGCCGAGTTTCATTTCGGCGACGGGGACTTCGAATTTCTCACCACTCGCGGTTTCCCAAGCCACCACCTTGTCGTCCAGCGATTCCGGGGCTGCCGGTTGATCGCCTTCACCCTCGACGGGTTCGGCCTGTTCATCCTCCTGCTCGGCTGGTGCATCAGGCTCGTCGCTTTGCGCCTCCGCTTCCGGTTGGGCGTTTTCGTCGTCCTGCTGCTCTGGCTCGCTGCCCTGTTCGAGGGCGGCTGCAAGCTGGTCGATGCTGGTGATGCTTTCGGTTTCTGTTGCCATTGCAAAATCCTCTTTGAAGAATGTGACTCCCAAACAAAAGCCCGCGCATGGCGGGCCTGGGTTGGTCTTTTTTCAGTTCGTGCTCAGGGGCGCACGACAGGCCCTTTATCGGTTACAGCGTGAAAACGTCGACGCCGTTACCGCAGTTGATGTCGTACACGCAGGCGATTTCAACAGCTTCGCGCGCTGACTTGCCCAGGTGCATAGCGGCCATGGCGTAATCACGACCAGCACCGCGCGCGAAGAAGGGCGCTTCGATCAGTACTGGCAAGCTGCTGAGCGGCGAGTACATCAAGACCCGCCCTTTTGGATCAATTACCAGCATGCCGGCCGCGTCCTCATCCTCAGGGCGCTTCGGATATGCCGCATGCGGCCCGTTCAGCTCGAACCACGCGAGCAGTTCGGCCGCATGCCCGGCATTGCCCGAGAAGGCCACCAGATGCCCGCGTGCGCGGTAGATCTTCGTGACCGGGTACGCCATGCCTGCCACGGTGCCGCGCTTGTCGGCTGCCAGCGTCTTGCCGTCCCACGCGATGACGGTCATGGGTGCGTGCTACCGTCGCTGTACGTGGCCTGCAGGTCGCCGGCGGCAATCGGGAAGCCCGAGTACACGCCGACATGCAGCCGCGGCGTGGCGCCCGGGTAGCTGATCGCGGTCACGACCTGGCCGATGGCCTGCGCGGCACGCTCGTGCTCGGCAATGAATGCGTCGAGTTCGGGGATTGGATGATCGGGTGCTGCCTGTTTTTTAGTTGCCATAGATGCGCTCCTTTATGCGGTCTGCGAATGATTTACGTTCTTCCTCGGCGCGCAACTGGGAAGCAGCCAGCACACCCTCGTTCAGCACGATCTCGAAGATCGATTCGAAGCGGCGCTTTGCCTGCAACAGCCGGTGAAGGTACTCGCGCCCCTCGACATCGCGCTCTGGCATGGCCTTCCACGCCTCCGTGATGCCATCCTCGATCGTCTTGAGCGCCTCGACTACCAGCGGGTCGGTGATGATCCGTTTGGCCGCTTCGGCGCGGTTGTTCGCTGCGTACTGCTCGTCATTCATACTGCGCTCCTGGTTGTGGCTGCTGCATCACTGGCTGCTGCTGGCGGCTGAATGCCTCGACATCCTTGCGATCCTGCTCGCGGCGGGCGATCGCCTCTTTCAAGGCCAGCTCGCCCTGCTTGATCTGCAGCTCGACACCCTTGATTTGCAGCTGGATCTCGGCCATTTCCTTCTCGGCCGCGACTTTCTCGCGCTGACCCTGCAGCTTGATCTTCTCGACCTCGATCTGCGCGTCGGCCAGGATCTGCTCTGGCAACGGTGGCGGCGGCGCAGGCGGTGGCGCCTGAACCTTGGCCGGATCGTTGAAGAACTTGTCCAGCCCCTTGATGTTCATCGCCTTGAGCAGCGCGCTGTAGGCGTTGTACATCTTGCTCGGGTCCAGCATGGACGAGCCGGCCTGCATCATCTGTTTCTGCTCGTTGATGACCATCTGCAGGTTCATGATCGTTTCCGACTTGTCGCCGGTGCCCAGGCCCACGTTGACCGTCGCGTCCATCTCGTCTGACCAGGCGCGCGGGTCGATCGGCACCCACTCGTTGCGCAGGCGGATGGTCGTCTCGCGGTCCTGATGCTTGCACACCAGCTTGAGCAGCAGCTTGAACAGGTCCTTGACGCCGGTCTCAGCCATGATGCGCGCCATCATCTGCATGCGCTGCTGGCTGGCGGTCATGATCTTGGTCACGCCCGTGGCCGTCTTGTTCAGCGTGTCCGCTTCCAGGCCTTGGTTGTACCGCGTGATGCCGGTGCGAATCTCGCGGCGCGTGTCCATGAACTCGATGCCCTGCAGCGCGGGCGCGGCCACCATGTTCGTGACCAGTGGCGACACCGCATTCATCATCGGGCCATCGCCGCGCACCAGGCCACCGATGCGGTTGTCCAGCAGGTCGCCCAAGTTCACCTTGGCCTGCATGTTCACGTACGTGCGCGGGTTGTTCGCCAGGTACAGCGAGTCCAGGTACTGGCGCGTCAGGGCGGTGTTCGTCGCCTGGATCGGCGCCGTCACGTCGGCCAGGGCCAGCCCGTGCACGCGGTGCGGGATCGGGATTGGCGTGATGACGCAGTAGTCGTGACCGTCTGATTCCTCGTTCTTGAGGGTCATGTTCGCGCCGCGCAGGACGTAGCGCCATTCCGCGATGCCGTCGCCGCCGTCGCACTGGATGAAGCCCTCGAACAGGGTCACTTCCTCCATCGCCTTGTCGAAGGTCTGGTCGTCGGTCAGCGACTCGGTTTCATCGTCGGCCATCGACTTGAGCGACTCGGCGCCGTCGATGTGCGCGTTCATGTCGTAGCTCTGGACCGCGAAAGCCTTGGCCTTCGGGATG